AGAAAGTCGGCGGTCTCATCTGTTAAGAAGGGGATTGGGTTCCCACCCTTGTCTGGCATGGTAAATACAATGTCATAAGCAGCGAAATAGTCAGCTACTGTGACATGATTAAAATTCTCCACGCCGGATCTCACAGACCCCTTAACATCGTCACCATAAGTGGTCATGGCACAATCCGATTGAAAAGTTCTCGGACTGGACACCAAACCATGATAGGCACAACGCATCATGAGGCTGTTACAAACAGAATTAATATACACAGTCAAATTATGACCCGATGGGTTACTCCCGAACAATTGCACGAGATCCCCATTGAAGGCCATAAGAGGGTAGCACACATCAGTGGCCACACCTTCCATGACTGTTACATCATTTGGACCATACCCGCACGCTTTAGCAACATCGATCAGTACTCGAAATGCTGCAAACATTACTTGTGCAGGTAACCGAAGATCATATTTACTATAATCACCGGCCAAAATTCTATCTTTTCCAAAACGTGTTATGTGCTCGGCCATCTGATCCCATTCAGGACCTTGGGAATTCAGCCCGACAGCACATTCTGACACAAGAGGCATAACGGAAAGCACGCGCGCAATAGGCAAGTAGTACTTGCGTAAAACTAATTGCAAAGCGCACGGTGCGGCTTGAAATACACGCACTTTATCTGAAGAAAGTTTCGTCGGCTCATCTTTAAGACAAGCCTTAAACACGGGATAGCAACGCTCTCCCTTCAGGTAAATGGTTTCCATGCGCTCGGCCTCAGCCCAAAAAGACTCATCCAAGCTAGCCGGACTAGCAAAATCTGGAAAATCCTTAGTATCCTCCAAGACTATAAAATTTCTCTTAGGCCCGCTGAGTGGGTAACCAATTGATGTATCCTTTGGGATAGCATCAATAAATCTAACACCATCTCGGCCGCAGAGATTTTGCATTCGATCCAACGGATTAGTGTCAGCAACCAATGCCGGATATTTCTTCAACGCAGTGAGGAGAGTATCCGTATAGTCTTTCTGTGCCCAGGTCAAATCTACACCCAGAAAACCAATGGCTGGATTTGCAGAATACTGCAAAGAATCTTGCCATGGTTTCCATAGATGGAATTTGGGTTTACCCCAAACATTTGACACACCACACACCTCCGTTACGAGATCGGAGATGGGAGTTTGGACAACTTCAGAATAGTACTTTGCCCTTCCCTTAACTTGCCCATGAAACAGAACATTTGAGTTCTTAGGCAAATAAGCGACAGGGCTCTTGGGGTGTACAGTAGGAGATTCATAGAATTGCACTCCATACTTAACTGTTTCCAATGTACCAGAACTGGCACATAGCAAAACATTTGGCTTTGAGCGTAATTCATCAAAAGCCTTGTCAAATACTGTACGTAGTAATAACCCAAGACATCCAGATTTCTTTCCAACAACTCCTCCCAAATGGAATCCAGCAATAACTGGTCCTGGCAATTCAGCCACGACGACAGCCATGCACAAGCCCAAAAATGTATCAAATTTGAGATTGTATGTGGCTCCTGGAAAAGATTTATATGTGTGTACCGTACTCGGCGTCACATAAAGTTCCGAAAACAGCATTTCGCTGTCAGACTTCTTATAAATCAGACTTCCGCCACATGGACGATATTGGGTCAAGGGAAGGTACTCAGACAAGTCTTTCCAGTCACCCCCAGAGGGAACCCAAACCAATGATAAATCGGTATTGGGTATATCTACACTCTGGGAACGATCAAGAAATCCTTTGAAGTTCCCTCCTATAGAATCGGGATGATGTCTCACAAACGTAGCAACTCCATTGTCAGCTTTCCACATGTGCGCTGGAAAAAGCGCTACATTGGATTTTATGAAAAAACAGTTGGTCTCGTAACGCTTTACTTCACCATTTACTTCAA